GACGGCCAAAACATCGACCGCCGCGGAGAACGAGTATCAGAAGTGATCTGAAAACCACCAGCGCCAGCCTGCGTGATCGCCCCTGTCCCCGCCTCGTTCCAACGGAGGATCGCCGACCGCAAAACGGCCTTAACCGCGCCGCGATAAGCGTCATCCTCCTGGAACTCGGGCTCTTTCAGGCAGGGGGCAGCCAGCATGGCTAGCGCCTCAGCGTCAGCAATCATCTGCTCAGCCTTCGCCGGATCGATCCCCGGATCGAACGCTTCCAGATCTTCCACCGTGATGAACACTGCCATGCTGGCCACCTCCCTCCGATTAGCCTTCGAGCGCTTCTACGCGGGCTACCAGATCGTTCCACTGTGCTTCTGTGGGGAATCCGTCTGCGCCGTCAGCACCAGCGGGGCCTTGCGGACCCTCTGGGCCTTGCGGACCCTCTGGGCCTTGCGGACCGCCTGCGCCTATATCGACGGGGTTACCGTCCTCGTCAAAAAACGCAGTAGGCTCCACACCCTGCCCAGCACGCCGAGCATCAACGGAAACCACCTGCACCTGCTTAGGCTGACTCATACAGACCCCTCCCTCTAAGCAGCATCAACAGCCGCGAACGCGTCAAGGTCAAAGATCGCCACATAAATGACACCCTCAACCCGGTACGCGATCTGGTTGAGACCCTTCAGGTCACCGTTACCGTCCGGGTCACCGTATTCGATAACCTCAACCGGGAACCGGCGCTGGAAGCCCCACTTGACCTGCGTGTAGTCACCCACGAGGGCACGCAGTTTCGTGTCCTCCTCCGCCTCGGGAAGCCCCGAGACAGTAGACGACGTAGCAACGGTGAGGCCCTTCCAATTCTGGACACCAGCACCGAAGCCCATACCAGGGTTACGGTCACGCCCATCGGCGTACTGCTCAGTAGCAAGCCCGAACGAGTAACCAGAATCAAGACCCACACCGGTCGCCTGGTAACGGTTGCCCGCGATCTCCCCAACCGCTGCAATCAGGTCGTCCGTGGGAGAATCCCCCGCAACCGTCCGATTCGTGGTCTGGTTCAGATAAGACGTGACAGACGCCGCCTGCTCACCGGTAATCGGGTTAATCCCGTGGATACCGATGAGGTCAACCGCGCGAGCAGCGGACTCACCCAGAGCCTCAATCAGATCGTCAACGATGAGCAGGCGGTGATCATCGTCAGCCCACTTCACTTCATCAGTCATGCGGACCGTGGTCTGGAACTTGATGGGCGAAGCCGTCACCGAGTCCCATTCAGCGGTGTCAGAACCCTTCTGAGCACCTTCCGCGACGATCTGCGCGCGAGGCTTACGCGACATGCGCACAGCCTCCACGTTCCCATAAAGGGTAGGACGCTCAGGCGACAAAGAAGCGAGGACAGACTGGTCCTGCACGCGCTCAGCGATCCGCCCCAGTTCAGTAGTAGGGATATCAAATGCAGCTGTAGTTAAAGGTGTAGCCATGACACGGCCCTCCAAAAAATAGTCAGATCAGGCACTACGCCCAACCAAGAAATCAGCGAATTCGCGCCTTTCATCCCGACCCGAACCACCGCCACTAGTCCCCTCAGTGACAACGTGGTGGCCCCCACGCTTAGCCTGATCAGCTAAACGCTCAGCAATCTGGCGCATAGTCTCAACGTCAGAAACACCATTGAGTAACGCGGCATCATCCGCGCTCAGCCCATACTCAAGCGCAACCTCAGCAACACGGTTACGAACCTCAAGCTCAGCTGCGCGATCCTCCGCAGCCTTCACCCGAGCCTCCACCTTCTCCTGCTCACTCATTTGCGCTTCTTTAATCTGATCCAACTCACGCTTAGCGGCCCGCAACTCCTTGTTCTGCTCCTTTAGAGCAGCCAAAGTAGTCACCAACGGGTGATCATCAGGCAACCGCTCAGGGCCACCGTCCCCACCATTAGTGGCTCCATCCCCTGTGTTTTGTGTTTCCTCAGTTCCAGTGTTTTCTGACATATCCATTCATCTCCCAGTTCGGGTAGCCCCTGATCCCAGTTCGGGTAGGGAAAACTCTCTAATTCATTTGCTTGACGTACTCGCGAACGCGCTCACGATGTTCATCCAGCTGCTCCTGGGCGCTCTTATCGCCCAGCGCGGCGCGTTCACGCAAACCCTCCAACTGTTCAGACGCTTCATACGCCTCAACAGGCACCTCTTTAGCAGTTGGGTCCCACGACGGAGCAGCGCTACAGTTACAGTTCCCGTGGGCCGCAAACGTCGCCGTAGCGCGCTTATAAACCCCGCCACGGCCAGCAAGCATCAAACAGAAATCACACGCACCAGGCGACGTGACGCGCATCCACCCGGACGCGTACGGGTCGCGAATACTCGACCGCTGAATCGTCAAACGCCCAGGCTGCAAAACATACGCCTGCGTAGCGTCCAACAAAAACGGCAACATCCCATCAGGCGAACCAGTAAACAAATGCGACGCGCCATAACGAATCCGCTTACGAACAAACGCCTCAGGCATCGGATCAGCCATCCGCGCACGGTACCGTCCAGGAACGCGCTCCAAATAACGCAACTCGTCGTACCAGTCCGCAGCCAACAACGCGGCCTGCTCCCCATAAGCCGTCGTCAACTGAGGAACCTCAACCAACAACCTATCCCGAGCGCGCTTAGGGTTACGCAAATCAACAGAACGAAACAAACCCTCAACATCGCGCGACGCGAACTCCCACAGCTCGCTATGCGCGCCCTTCAACCACTCAGGGCTGCTGATCGCCGTCGGCACTGCTCACCCCAGGCCCGCGCGACGAAAATAACCTACGCGCCGCCCTCAACTCAGCCTGCCTACGCTCAGAATTAGCCCGATCAATCTGCGACTGATTCAAACCAAGCAACTCCAAACCAACCTCAGTCTCGCCAAGCCAAGGCACAGAACCCACAACTTTCGCCCCCGCGTCCGCAGCAGCAGAACGAGACAAAAACCTCGGGTCGCGAACCTTCGGAGCCACGCCCCAAAACGAATCCGGCACCACGGGCTCGCCATTCTGAATAGCAAGACCACGAGCAACAGCGCGACTAATCGGCAAAGCCCAATCATCCATCGCGCCCTCAGCCTCAGCAATCAAACCCTCACGCGACTGCTCGTAAGCCTCAGCAGACGTAGCATTAGCCGTATCCGAAATAGCAACATCAGAATCAGGCAACGACGCCTCACGCGCAAACAACTTCGCAAACGCGTTCAACGCCTTCAAATGAGGCTCAGGCGACGCAGCAGGAAACTGCTGAACCTCAGCCCTAGCAAGCCTCGGGTCATCCTGCTCAGGATCGTCAGGAATACCCTTCAAACGCGCCAACTGCAACTGCCACGAAGGCCGCGTAGACCCATCAGGATTCTTAAAAATCTCCATCCCAGGGCCAAACAACCAAAACTCCGGAAACGAGTACACGTCCATGTGCCCCTCGAGCCGGATCAACGTCTGAATCCCACGCTCTTGCAACGAAATCATGGGACGATTAATCCTCGACTGACCAAACTCGCGACCAAGACGCGGCTTATACACCAACGGCTCAACCGGCATACCAAGGCCATGCTCCACCCGCCGAACCTGCCACTCGCGTGTGTCGTCCTTCCACGCCTCAACAGTCAAACCAGGACGATACAAAACGAACGCACTGACCCCACCCTTGTCGTCCCACTTAGTAACCGACAAAAGCGCGTCCAACCCACGAGTGCGCCGATTCCACTCACCAGTGGCATTCAAAGCGTCCTGCATCAACAACAACGATTCCGGCTCGTTCTCGCCACCAGTCGCGTTAATAAGAAAAGCAGGCCCATGAATCAGCGACGAAACCATCGCAGACTTCAACGACGAATACAACAAATTACCCGCAGCGAAATCATCCAAACCAAGGCTATCCAGGTCGCCATCGACCCAAACGAAACCATCAAGATTACACCGCCGCGCCAACGCGTCAACAGCCTTACCAGCCCAACCCAAAACAATCCCAAGCTGGTAATACTCCGGCGGCATGATAGGAGAAACCCGCCTCAAAGCGTGCTTGCCGTCATACAACGACGAACGTAAAAAGTTACGCCCGTGTTTCGCCTTCAACTGCCGCAAAAGACGGTTAACAAGGTCAGCCTCAAGACTGTCTAAATCAGGTACACGTAGAGTGTCCGTCATAAAACCACCGCCCTACGTTGCCCACTCGGCCGACGCCTAACCGGCCGTTTCTTTATCTGCTCAACCTGAGCACCAATCAAAGCCAAAGTAACCGCCTGAACCGGCGTAATATCCACAGCCGCACTCTTCCGCGACCACACCCACAAACCAGAATCCGCCCCATAAGCGCGCTTACCAGCACCAGCAACAGCCGCACCAAGTTGCCCCTGCCGAATATGCTTCACATCCCCAGAAACCACACCAGCAAGCAAATTCGCGCACCCCGCCGCCAACTCAGCAGCACGAGGCGTATAAACACTCACACGAGTACCCCTAAAAACCCAATCAGCCGGCCCCCGCTGC